TTGAGGATTATATAAAGCAAGAGCTAAAGCATCACCCATATCAGGAGAGGAAAGTCCACGCTTTTTCATAGCTTCCTTTTTCTCAAGCTCGATTTTACCGGAGCTATTAACAGTATATTTTCTGTTAGATAATTGACTGATCTGCTTATCATCCGGCCATAGCTTTAACGTTCCTGTCCTCAACGCTTCCCGGACAGTTCCCCACATTAAACCTGTGCTTGTCTGGTAGTCAATGGGGTCATTCTCATTTATCGTTCCACCTTCTCCACCAAAATGACATTCAATAAACTCAAGTTGAAAAGGCGGTGGAATT